GCATTACTACCTAACTGGGCATTAAAATTACTTGGATGGGATGAGGCATCCATGGCAGAAAAGAAACAAGCAAAAGAAGATAAGATTCGTATTGAAGGTGAAAGAGTAAGTCGAAGAGACGACCAAAAATTAGAAAACGCTGCAATGGAATCAGGTCTTCTAAAAGAAAGAAACAAATATGGTGAATCTATTGTTGACTTGTCAATGATTAAGACTGCACCGACTGACCAACTACAAAGACTATTAAGATTAGACGACTTTGATGATGCAACTACTGAAGCACTAAGAAAAGAATTAGAGTTCCGTGCAGATGTTAAAGATGCAATGATGGAAGGTGATGTATCTGCAGAACAAGCTACTGCAAATGTCCAGGCAAAAGCAGAACAAGAATCTCTTGCAATGAATCCACAACAAGAACCAGTCGTAATCAATCAACAAGCAAATAATTCAAATGCATCTACCACTGTTCAAGGTGGAGAAGTTACCACAAGGTCATCAGACCCAGTAGCATCTACTGGACGACCTGCATTTGGTTAATCTTTATACTTCTGTTTTCTAGGAATTACTTTAGTTTTATCTTTATGCATCTGAGTAGATGCATAGGAAGGTGTTACTTTTCTAACAAATATATTATCCCAAGCTTGAGCAAACTGTTCGTCTGAGACTATCTGAGGTCTCCTTTTTGACCCCTTGCCGTTCATCTTAAACGATAACCTTTTTGTGCTTGTTTTTTTCTATCTAACTTTCGTCTTCTAGTAATCTCTTGAGATTTCTTATGACGAGTTTGATTAGGTTTCTCGTAATACTCTCTATCACGAACTTCCTGAACAATCCCTGCTTTCTCACAAGACTTTTTGAACCTGCGTAACATTCTGTCAAAAGGTTCTACATTTCGATTCTTTGGATTAATTCTTGGTTTTACACTTGGCATATTGTTATTATACTAAAAAGTTAAACCTACATGCAAGTAGGTTTTTGAAAAAAGTGTGAAGTCGCCCCAACTCTTTACAGCATTCCCGCTCTTCACCAGTGATACCGCATTTAAAATACTTATCACTTTTCCCTTACTGAGTTCCCCCTTTAAATCCACGGCCTCAGTCCGATGGTCGTCTATCAAAGGACACATATTATACACGACCATCCCCTCAATAAGAAATTAGTCTGTTTCAGCTAATTTCTTGAAGTAGTCCATCGCATCGTCACCACTCTCTGATTCTAGTGTTGATTCTGCTGATGCAACTACAGGTTCTTCTGCAACCGATTCAGTTGTGTTAGACCAAGGCACTTCTTCCATGTCTTCTGCAACTGATTCTGCAGTCGATGTTGATACTCCACCTGAGAGACCTAACACTCTGTCAAGTTTCTCTTTGAGTTCATCATAAGATTTGAACTCACTTGGTGCTATGATTTCACTTAAAGAGTGAGCAGAAGTTGCGACCTCTGTCAATCTTGCTTCATCATCAAACAGTGGTTCGATTGAATCGAACTCTGATTTATCATAGTTCCAGTATCCATCAACCTTTCTGATTTTGATTTTAAAGTTTGCACCTTCTCTCAAATCGAAAGGATTGATTGCAGCTTCGTCCTCAAATTGAGGTGAGATTGCTTCTTTCAACTGTTCGAAAATTTTCTTACCAAATTTGTATAAGAAAACTTTACCCTCGTTGTCAGGGTTCTTAGGGTCTGAAACAACAAAGACATTAGAAACATAATGAAGTCTTCTCTTCTGTTTCCTTGCAATTTCTTTGTTTGCTTCAATTCCAGTGTTCCATAATTGAGTGTTATACTCTGACACTGGGTCTTGTTTACCGAGGGTAGTCAAAGACTTCTCGATATACCATCCACCTGGCCCTTGAAAACCATGATCCCAATATGAGACCCACGGCATTTCTTCACCTTCAGGTGTTGGTAAGAACCTCACGACAGCATATCCGTTACCTGATTTATCTAATTCAGGTTTCCAAAATCTGTCATCGGTATAGGATTTTGTTTCACCTTGAGTCGGTGATGCAGTTTCCATAGCTGCACGAAGTTTATCTAATGATGTTGACATTGTATTCTCCTTGTATTACATTGTATTGCATCTTATTATAAAGACCCATGGAGAAACCCTTCTCCAAGAATCCACTCTTCACTATTTTCATAGTAATATAATTCATTATACTCAACTAAGTTGTTTTCGTCTAGTGGGTTTTTGAAAAAAACTTCCACATCTTCAAACTCCTTTAAGAGTGCAATGAACTGAGATTGTTGAGCATCAATAACTCTACAATCTTCATTATATTTATACAGATAATTATTACTACCTGCATAAATGTTATCATAATTTCCATTGTCTAATGCATCGAACCCCAACAATGTGATTGACTTTCTACCAGTTATCATTGCATATCCTAATGCACACATTCCAGTAAATAAGTTTCTTAATCGTGGGTCATCATATGTGATAAAATTATCCACATAATCAGAATGGAAACTACAAAAATCTACTTCAACTTGATTACCCTGCACTACAAAGTGAGTGTCATCTTCTTGAATGTATAAGTTCTGTTCTTGTCCTGAATGTTCAAAACCTGCTCTTATCATATCCAACATTGAAATGTCTAATGGATTCCATTCTCCACACACTCCAACTTTACCTTCTTTATAATACTGACTGTCTATGATTTCAGATTGCACTGGAACATCACCAGCCCATAATATATCAGGTTTATATCCATCACGATAGACTGCATTACATCCCCACCATTCTCCTATAGTGTTTAAGTCGATGTCTTTTCTACTAGGGCCGTTCCCTACTATTGTGAGCATAGTTCTATGAGTCGTTTCTTATATTTTGTTCTATCGTAATTTAAAAATGTTTTGTATTTGTTAATCTTGTTATGTATCTCAGGATACACTATGTGTTCACTTATTTGTTTGTTCCATGTATCTGTAAAACCAATTATCTCATCCATAATGGTAATGGTCTCAAGTGAAATACCTTTGGACATATATCTTTTCAAAAGAATAGGATGTTGTCCGTTCTTTACTTCTAATACTTTATTGATGTCTTGTTTACGAAGTAAGTCTGACACTTCAGTGTCAAAAATGTATGACAAACTTTGGTTTCTTTTCTTCCAATCTTTATAAATTCTAATTGCATCTTCGTCCAATAAGTCTCCTGCCCATTGGTCTTTTATAGATAGGTTTGCAATGTAGAAATCTTTTAGTTTGTCTTTATGGTTTTTAAATAATTTACCGAAATGGTATTTGTCTTTTCGTTTTAGAAAAGAATTGATGTCAGCTTTGACTTTACCATTGTATTTGACAAAGTCATAATCCTCAGAATAAAAGTGTAATTTTATTCCGAGGTATAACTGATATGCATCATATCCCTCTCGTGAGGTCATTAAGTTACTATCTTTGGTTTTGCTGTTACAATACCTGACACTGCACTTCTGTGTCCAGCAGCAACTTCATCGTTTGTCTTTGCAACAAACACATATTGGTTGAAGGTTATGTCTGTAGGGTCAATGACACCTGTCACTGCAACACCCTTTGCAAAACCCATCTTACCATCACCTGTCTGAATAATCATACGAGGATTCTTAAGTGCCAATGGTTCTAATGACACTAACTCTCCTACATATTCACCTGACACGGCTACTACTGAAACTATATCACCTTCTTTCATATTATACTCCTTATGTTGATTGATAAAAACTAGTTAAGTTTCCTTTTGATTTTTTTCCTCGGTTAACAAGATTTAATCCTGTTGCCTCTGCTTCTAACTTATCTTTTAGTGGTGTTGATAATAATCTTTTTGCACCTTCAGGTTCTATGTTTGATTCTTCACATACCTTTAACACTGCACTGATTACATCACACTTATCACCTGCAATGAGTTTTTCGACTTTCTCAGTAAACTCTTTTTTACTAATCATCGATTACCTCATACTCGTATTCGGTGCAACCTTTTCTATCAGACCACCAATCAATATCTTCTTCATCGATACACTCTGCTTCCATCACTTGGTCATGACATATATCGTCTTTCTCATCATCACCAGTTGTTCCTTCTGCAATGTATTGTCTGAGTTCTTCTTCTGAAATTACTTCATCACCATCCCAGTTGGTTGTTGAAGCTACCATAGTTTTTTTAACAAATACTTGGTGGGATTCATTTCTTATAAATTTTACTTCTGACATTATGCATCCCCCTTTAACTGTGCAAGTTGTTCTGCTTGGTAATTAGAGATAACATCCCACACTTGTTCATAGTATGCATCTTGAATTGCATCGTGGTCAATGAGTTCGTAAAATTCTTCTGCATTTGCAATCACCTCTTCTTTAGTGACACCTTCATTTTCTGCAACCACTTCTAGTGCATTGGTAAAATCTTCATTATACTCTTCTGTCCATAGTTCAAAGATTTCATCTGAATCTAATTCAACACCATCGATGCAAGTATCCTTTCCACCATTGCCATCATCTACTGGTTCAAAAAAGTAGACACCTGCAAAGTTAGGTGATTCATCTGTATAGTGAATTGTTGCAGTTGCTTCAGGTGACACTTTTAATAATGCACTATGCAATGCTTCCACATAGTCCGTAGGTGGACTCCATGCACTTTCACCATACACTGAAAAGGTATTACCCCCACTTACTAGATACCCATCGGTATCATCAATCGTTGCCCACTTGGGGCCACATTCACTTAGGTTCTGACCTTCAAACTCTGTTTGATGTAGGTCATCCTTACCCTCAAAGATACCTTCGAGAAATTGTTTTCCTTCGTCATTGACATTCTCAAAGTCAAAACTATAGGTCACATGATTTGCCATAATTATACTCCATAGAGATTTGTATATCTCGTTCTTAATTCCAACAGTTCATCAACATAGTCTATTGGATTTGCAACAAACAATTGATACTGTCCACTTTCTAAAGCAACCAATGCACATATTTCATCGATTGGTTGTCCTGTTAGTTCTTCTACCATTATAGCATATGCAGTCATTTGTAGATAGTAGGTATCTGCATATTTTTCTTGTTTATATTTACTACTGGTTTTAAAATCTATAATACTCATTGCACCTTCAAACATTCCGATACAGTCTACACGACCAGCCATTCTAAGATGGTCAGAATAGAGTGGTGCTTCTATTGCAAGTGGGACGATTTCATCCAACACTGGTTGGATACCTCTGAACATTCCCTCTTCAATTAGATTATCAAATTCTATAAATGGAACTTCTTTTCTTAGATATGCTTCAACCTTTGCATGAAAGTTTGTTCCTCTATTGGTTGCATACTTGGTGATTCTATTTGCTTCTTCTTCACCTACTCGTTCTCTCCATAACTTAATTTGTTCTCTACTCTTAAGTCCAACAACAGTTGTGACACTTGGATACTTTCTTCCTTCTTGGTCACAATAAAATCTTTGACCTTTATCTGATACTGTTTCTAGTGCAAGATTTTCTAAGTCAGTTATGTCTAAAGTGTGAGTGATGTATTTTGAAGTCATGATTTTTCCGATTGTAACTTTGCGTGTTTTTGAATAGTCTTAATTGACTTCTCTCTTTTGATATCTTTAGTTCCATGTTCTGCATGAACTCTAGAGCCAGGATGTGCATCACCTACTTTAGATAACACTTCTTTAAATCCATCATCAACTTTAAAGTTAGTTGCAACACCACTGACAATATTTGGTGCAGTTACTTGTTGTTTTAGATGTGGATTATCTGTTTTGAATTCATCTAACTTGGTGTAAGACATGAAGTGTTCTTCAATCTCACCTGTTTCATTATTTAAAAAATCGTATCTAGGCATATTTCATAAAACTAGGAACTGGTCTCTTAGTCCATTTTGCAAAGTCTTTCTTGTAAAGACGATAGTATTTATGGTATGCTTCGATAACATTTTTTTCTTTACAATCGTCAGGCATTGCAGGTGGTGGTGCAGTAAATCTTTCTTTAGGAATGTTTTTAGGAACATCAGATAACACTACTGCAAGTTTCCTATATGTTTCATGAACCTTACCATATCGATAAGTGTATTCGAATGACAGTTGTCTCCATAAGTCTAAAAGATATTGATAATTACCAATCGAACTTCTAGTCCATATTGCACTAGGATGATTAATGTGGGATGCTTTGTATAGAGTGTTCTCCATCAACTCATCTTCCATTCTCCATCGTTTGATTCTTCTATTGTTTGCAGTTCTACCTTCGTATTGTTCACCATCTAATACACGATGTGCAGTAGAGAGTAGTTGTGCATACTCTATAATCATTTTAACAACATGTTTGTCACAATGTAGAGTTGCACATCTACCTGCTTGTTTGTCTAAGTAAAATACATTCATTGTTATCCTGCTTCTGATAAATTGAAAAGATTGTCTAAGTTACTAGAAATAGAATCATCTATTGGTGTATCTATACGGAAAAAACATTCACCTCTTTCTTTAGCTTGTTTATATGTAAGTTTATCCACGATAACCTCACCATTTGAATCTTTTTCTTTTCGAGGAAAGTAATAATGTTTTCTACTTTCATCAGTTAAGTTTGCAAAGAAACCTAAGGGTATTAACTGTTGTAA